TAGCTTTGTCCTTTCCTTTCAAATAAGAAGGTGATTTTCTGCCTGTTATTTCGTTCAGCATTTGGTCCATTTCTGAGTCGGTTGGTAATCTTTTCTCTTTCTTAAGTTTATCAGAAATTTTTTTAAAACCTTCTGTAGCTTTTTCGGATCTTTTTATATCTTCGGGCGATAATCTCCCTCTGTGATATTTATCTATTCCTCCACCTTTAGCTTTTTTCTTAGGCTGTGGTTTACTTCCATAAGTATCTGTCCAATCCCTTGCAATCTTAGGATGATTCTTCCATAAATATCTACGTTGTTTTTCTGATCTGAATGGCATTATTTTTTACCTTTACCGTTTCTAAATATCTGTGTACCCTTTATACCAAAAATACTGGCGCAGACAAGTATCCATAAATTTGTGAACCATGATGGGAGCGCCTGGAAATGGTCAAAGAACATTTTTATCTTTTCCATGGCTGCCGGATCGTCCGACCATACCCCGTATGCGAGCACTAAAATGGGCAGTGTAAGAATGCAAAGGACAATTTCGTCTTTGTAGTCGTTTTGACGGGCCTCTAAAAGTTTTCCCTGGTATTGCTCCTCGCCACGAGCTTGTTTTTCGGCATGCATTAATTGGGCATCAGACATAGCCATTTTTGTACGCTGTTTGTTAGCGTAAATTTTACTTCCAGCGTTTAATGCTAATTTAATTGCGCTTAGCCACATTTGGAAACTCCTGAATTAAAAATTTTGCTTTTTCTTTCCTTCTTATACTAAGATATTTCTTAATTATTTTCAATATCTCTATTGCACTCGGTCCTCTAACCCTCCAACGATAGGAAGTTTTCCAATGTTTCTTCCTTGGAGGAAATTCATTAACATGTCCTACCTTAAAATACTTTTTTAATGCTAAAATGACATCTTTATCAGTCATTTCACATGAAATTGTAGGGTAATAATGTGTGCCTCTGTTTTTTTCTTTAAAAAAACTACCTTCGCCGTCTAAAATACCGGCAAAATAAGCTAAATTATTTAACCCCGACAAATTTAACCCCTCTTCCTGGTTGAACAGCACCTACTCCACGTATTCCATCTTCTCTAAAAGGACATTTTCCATGAGGATTAGGTCCTTTTTTAGGAGGAGGTCCATATCTTTTACCACCAGATAAACCCCCTTTCTTATAGCTCTTAGGTTCCTGAAAATCAAAACCCATGTAATAAGGTTGATAAGGAGTAACTGCAGGTTTTGCTGGTGTTGCTGCTTTAGGAGGAGCACAAGGAAGAGGTGTTCCATCTGGACATGTAGCACCACCACCGTCTCCACCAGTCCCTGTAGGTGTTGTTTTACCATAACCAGCTTCTTTTAAAAATTTTTTTCCTTCAGGGGAATTAGGTTTTAAAGTTCTTTTAGAAGGATCTGGATTATATCGATTGCCAATATAATAATCTCTTCCTAATCCATGTTTAGTTGCATATTTCTGTCTACTTTTATGAGAATGTTTTCCTGCTAAATTTATTCCCCACGTTATGGGTCCAATGGGAGGAACAACGTTTTTATAAGGTACATCATCTTTCCATTGATTATGTTTGGGTACATTAGTAGTGCTACCTGTATTAGTATTGCCATTACCGCCTGTATTGCCTGTATTAGTATTTACTTTTGTAGCATGTGAATAGCCTGTATCTGTATGAGGATTAGGTCTTCCTGTACTAGTTCCAGTCTTATTTCCTCCATTAGTAGTGGTATTAGCAAATGCCATTATTTATCTCCCTTTTGTTTGACCTGCTCTTTTTGAAGTTTTAGTTTACCACGTTGTATCTCTTCTGCCAAGTCTAGTTTATCTTCCGCTATATTCTGTTGCGCGTGGAATTTATTAGTTTCTACATCTAATCTTTCTGCAGTTTCTTTTGCTTTACGTTGAATATCCTGTGCTTTTAAATCTAATTCTCTTTGTTTTAACATCACTAATGGATCTTGGTTCATTTTACCTAAAAACTGCATTTCTTGAGTCACTAATTCATTAGTCAATACTACAACTTGATCGGCAACAGCTGCCGCATATTGTATTTGAAATTCTTCCGGATTAGTTTGTTGCAATTGCATTAATTCAGGTTGTTGCATAAATGCTTCCCATACTTGTTTTTTAGCTTTTAAACTAACGTGTTCAGAAATATGTCCCTGTAACAAAGCATACACTTGAGGATTAGATTGAACCATTCTAGTTTTAATAAATGCCATATGTGCATTCATATGAGCGTCATGATTCTGTTCAGGAAATGCTTTAGGTAATTGCATTTGTAAAGCTGCAGTATTTTCTGAAGCCGGATCAATGGGTTTTGGTGGCTCTGGTTCAGGCTGTAATAATGAATCAATATTTCTTACACCTAACGCTTCATACATTCTTCTATAAGCTTCCCACATATTATGAATTTGTGGATTAGCTTGAGCTAATTGTAATTCTGTTTGGGCTAAAGTAACTCTTTGCGCCATAGAAAATATATTTGGATCTGCCACTGGAACCACATCTACTCTGTCATCAAAGTCAGCAACTTTAATATTTCTTTGTCCTCCTACTACATTATAAGGATATTCAGGGGGTAAATATTCAGAAAATATTCTTGCCATTATTCTAAACTCTTCTTTCATAGAATAATAAGCACGTTTATGAATAGCTGACATTACTCTTGATCCTCTTTCAAGTAATGCAACAGTAGTACCTACAGCTGCTTGCTGGTTACCATCTCCTACCTGTAAATCAGCAATGGCTGCAAATCTTCTTCCTGCATCTACACAAAAACCTAAAAGAGAAAATAAAGTTTGGCTCGGCTCTTTAAAAGGAAGTAATTGAAATTGATCTCTAATATTTCCGCCAGGAGCATCTACATCTCTGAACTCTCCAGGTTGTAGAGGTTCCGCATCGTCTCTAACTCTTAGTCCTCTTGATTTAAATCCGGCTGGTAGATTAACTAAAGTACCTGCATCTAGTAACTGTCTTAACGCACCAGTTGCTGCTTTAGATAATCCACCAATCATGTGAATAAGGCCAAAGCCATAAAAGCCTAGACCAGGGAGAAACTTATAATGAACAAAATATGGAATTCTTTTCTTCGCAGAATCATCCTCTCTGTAATTTCTGTAGATAGAAAGTATTGTCATACTATCTTGATCAAGAGTTACAATGTAAGGAATTTTAATACCATCTTCGCTTTCATGACCGGGTAAGTCTAAATCCACATGCATTTCTACAAAATTATATAGCTCTTGATATTTTTGTGGAGTTACTCCTTCCAGCTCTTGGTATTTTTTTCTGGCTCTATCTTCATTAAAGAAAGGCTCTGGTAATTCTACATCTCTATAAAATCCAGATGCTTGTCTTTTTTTAATTTGGTTTTTAGTTACTCTTTGAACTTCAGAAATTCTTTCTGCTTCGTAAAGATCAGAAGCATTATAAGGAACTACTAAATCTTCTGCGTGAATAAAAGTTGCTTTACATCTTTGTGCTGCCGGATCATAATAAACTTTTTTAAAAGTAGATCCAGCTAATGGTAAAAAGAATAACATTTGATCCATCTCAGGAGTGTATTCTTCCATCACATCGGTAATTTGATAGTTCATGTAATCTCTTACACGATTAGATTGTTTAATAGTCTCAGCTGTTTCTTTACCAACAACTTGACATCTTACTGGTCCTTCGGATGGTAATAATTCTTTAAAAGCTTGAGCTTGAAATTGTGTAGCTGCTTCAGCTAACAATGGATGAGTTACACCGGACGCCCCTATAAAAGGTCGAGTGACATCCATATATTTAAATCCTAAAAGATCTAAACCTTTAGTATACGTTTCAATGTATGATTTTCTGGCTAGTGCGTCATCTTTAAAGTCAGCTAATAGTTTGGATGCAAGAGGTTTTAAATCTTGATCACTCATGAATTCTGCTAAGTTTGCATAAAAATTTTCTTGTGGTAATTCGGGAGCTGGCTCACCTGCTAAAACATTTCCAGACTCATCTTCAATTACATCAATATCTTCGTTAATAGAACCTGTAGGTGTTTCTATTTCTAGATCTTCATTCTCTTCAACTTCTACTAAGTTTCTTGGATCTGCCATTATTTTTTGCCCCACTTAGTAATTCCCCAACCTCTTTTAGGTTTAATAGGTTTGGGTTTTAAAACTTTACCTTTATAAGTTGGTTTAGGACGTACAACCCCGGCATACCCACCTTGTCCATAACCTGTCAATTGTCTAGCCACCTTTCTCATTTGTGGTACGGCTCGTGATGTTCG